TCGGAAGAGTTGTTACAACTTCCGAGTTATAGAAATTAATCGTGTTGTTGATGGTGATACTATTGACGTTACTATTGATCTCGGGTTTGATCTATACAAGAAAGAAAGAGTTAGAGTTGCAGGAGTTGATACGCCTGAGAAGAGAACAAGAGATGATGAAGAGAAAGTATTAGGTTATGATGCAACAAATTGGTTAAAGGAAAAATTAGAAGGAGCAATTAGTGGTGATGATGACCTTATTATTCGTACTGAGCTTGTCGGTGGCATGGGCAAGTATGGTCGTTTACTTGGGTGGTTGTACATTGGTGATGCAGAACTCTCCCTTAACGAACAAATGATTACCGAAGGATATGCTTGGGCATATGATGGTGGTACCAAACAAAAGAATTTTGAGGAATTGCGTGAAATTCGTCGTGCTCATGGCACGTTGGTAGAATGATTTCAACTCTTTATATATTATTACTTCTTTTTCTCTTAACAACAGGAATGATGGCAGTGGGAAATAAAACATCAATTAATAGGAAATACTGAAATGCAAAAGTTAGTCAATGTAGTCGCACTACTTTCAGGTCTTGTATCACTATCAGTTCTCGGTGGTGGAGTATATCTCTATCTCAATAAGGATGCAATGATTGAAGATGTAAGAGCAAAGGCAACAGAAGAAATCACAAAGGCAATCACAGAAGCACTTCCTGGAATGATTGATAGTGCTATGCCAGAAATGCCCGAAGTAACTGGTGGTATTGTTCCCAAATCCTCACAATCAGTTCCTAATATGACTGGTGGTGCAATTCCTTTCTGAGAATTTTCTGAAAATTGTTAAATAAAAGGAAAACATTATGACTACCACTAGAAGAAGAAAGTCCAAAGATGCTGAAGGGAAATTCTTTCTATATGTTTTCTTCTTTCATCTCTGGAGTGGATTTATAAATCTGTTCACAAATGAGCATTAATGCCTGAGATAAAAGAAATCCAAATCAGGAGTCTGGATATACCTCCAGTTCCTGATTGGTTGATGCAATATCCACAATCAATACCACCAGTAGTTCCAGTAACACAAAACATTGGAACACCGATAGTTGATATGCCTGGTTGCGTAGAAGCACACCCTGATGGTAGTCCGCAACTAGCACAAGATGATCCAAGAGGTGCCAGGACTTATTGTGATGGAAGTGTGCCATCATTTAATCCTATTAACTTCGAACCCAATCAAACTCTACCGACTCAAAAACCGAAGGTAGATACAAGGCAACCTAAAACTCCCCCTGTTCCTGAGTTGCCGATACCTAAAACTCCTCCATCTGGTGTGGTAGTTCAGTGTCCCACACCAGCACAAGCAGCAAAAGAACCTGTTGGTGAATACCTAGAAGGTTTTAGAAAGAAAGTAACTGGATATCAACTGATAGGAAACCAGTGTGTTCAGCAAACAGAAAAGGTGCCTATTCCAGAGCAAGTTATTGCTGGACTTCCTAGTCCTGGAACTGTTATGACTACTGGTGGTATTGCTGTCGTAGCAACTGCATCAGCACTTGCAGCAAAACCGTTGGTAGATATTTTACTCAAGGTTATCAAACCAACGGTCAAGAAAGTTATGAAAAAGATTGCTAAGATCAGGGGGAAACAAGAGGAGATCTTGTCTGTAAGGGATCGCCGAGATCTTCAGCGCGAGAGGACACAGGCGATACGGGATTTGCGTTCGGCACTGAAACCGAAGGGATAGAATGTCTATGTTGGGGAATGACACCGCCAGGGTTAGTAACAATCACATCCGCACACACTTTATAATATGGAGACTTGGGGTGGAAATAGATACCCTGCTTCTTCAACTCACCACAATTCTTGAGTCTGGCGATCTCAAAATCTAATCTTTTATTTGCGGTCAGTTGTTTCTGTAGTTCAATTTGAGTTGCAGCTGCTTCTTTACATTGGTCTTGTAGTTTCTTGTCTTGTGGGATGCTCCAGGTAGCACTGACGCCCAAGGACAAATTATAGTTATCTTTTTGTCCTGTTCTGGTAGGGACAGTATAAAGAATATTTCCAGGATTATCTAAAGATCCATCATCATTCAGGTCCCTCATATCATAGACGGGATCCATATAATAAGGTTCATAAGGTTTCTGCATTGAAGCAGCACCAGTAACAAATGGAGTGATATTCAGAGTTGGTCCTTGACACTGGATTCCACCACCATAGGTGTTGGTGATGTAAGGACCTTGAAGGACTTGGATGGCTTGGTTTGTAACACTACCAGAGGAGTTAGCCACAGGAGCAGCAGTGGCGCTAACGCCGCCAACAGTCTCAGCAAGAACTCTTTGTTGGACCAGTGTTGGGGATAATAATCCAAAAAGAATTGCTCCTATTACTGACTGAAAATGGAAGTTGTGTCTGTGACTGACTTTATTTCCGTGGTTCTTTGAATGATTGTTTGATTGCTTAAACCAGGACCCTGATACGTTTCGGTGAACTGAAACGATGCTCCTGGTGTTGTTTGTGTAAATGTCGGTCTGCTGCTGACGCCAGTCCATGATGAAGTCACTCCTTCGATTGTTACATTATTAGCACCTGTTCCTGGTGATAAGTTACCTGATGCTGAAATACCACTCCCTGTTACTGAATATTGATATCCAGTATTATAGTCTATTGAATTTATAGTTTCTGTTACTGTGCTGGTTGTCTCTGTGTGAGAAGTCATTGATCCTTGGGTAAAGTTGGGGACTACCGGAACAGCTTGCGCTGCACCGTGTAGTGCTCCTAAGATCAATCCAAGACCGATTGCCTCTGATAATCTAGACACTATTGTCTATCCGACTTACTTGATGGTGATTTCAGACACGAATTGTCCAGTAGCACTTGTACCAGCACCACCAGCAGTCAACGACATCGTGCCAGCAGAATCGATGCTACCACCGAGAGAACCAGCCACGCCACCAGCAGTGGTCGTGACACTTCCAAATGCGGGTAAGGATGGAGCCACACCACTAGTAATGGTTGTGTTGCTTGGGATTGCGTCTCCTTGGTTGAAGGTTTCTGTGAAGGAAAAGGCACTCCCATCTGTCGTTTGGGTATATGTCCCAGAGTTCATGGTCGCCGCAGCAGTTGCCGAAGCAGGAGCAGTGAGACCGCCAAGAGTAGCAGATACATTAGAACCACTCACAGAATAGGATGAACCTAGACGAGTTGCCTGAGAGGCAGCAGCATCAACAGTAAGTTGAACACTAGTTGAATGTTTTGTAATAAGATCGGCATGTGCAGGTGCCGCCATCAGAACCATACCAAAAAGCAATGCTGCTTTTTTCATTTGGAGGATTATATGTATAACTGAGATTATTTATGATTCTGATTAGCATAAATAAAATGAATTCATAAAATTGAAATGAACGAACAACAAAATCATTTAACACAACTCATTGAGCAAAGATCCAAACTTGCATCAGATTTGGATAATTTAGGAAATCAATCTACAAGAACCAGAGAGTTGTTCTTGAAAACGCAAGGTGCGATTGAGTATCTGGAAGCAGTCGGAGTTACACTGCCAGAACCAGAAGTCACCGAAGAAGAAGTAGAAAAAGAGATTGAGGAAGTAAATTGATTTATGAGTGAAAGAAAAGAACACATTGTCCATATGAAACAATTAATCGGACAAAAAGATAGACTTATAGGACAATTAGAGGAAACACAAACTCAGTTATCAAAAATCAAAGAACTTATTTCCAAAACTCAAGGTGCTATTGAGTATCTGGAAGCTATTGGTATTTCCCAATCTGATGAGGAAGATGTGAAAAAGGAAGAAACTTCAAAAGAAAATGAAACTTCTAAAGAGACTTCAAAAAATATAAAGTCATCATTTCTTCCCATAAAGACTTGACAGGGTTTCCCACATACTCTATAATATGTGGGTACTCAAGGGCAAGTAGCTCAGCTGGATAGAGCCACGCACTTCTAATGCGTTGGTCGGGGGTTCGAATCCCTCCTTGCCTGTTGTCCTTTTTTCTTTTATGGACAATCTCGATAGATACGAGTTTGGTGGAAGACCACAAGATTCAACCAATCTTCTTTTACTCATAAGTGAGTTGGAAGGTGCATACCAACATCTCAAATATATGGGTTTTGATAAAGACTTGAATACTATTGACGAAATGAAGAAAAGATATTATAGTCTTTACTTCAAGGTCAAAAAAGAAGAAAAGGCAAACTCATAATCCCCTATAGCTCAGATGGTAGTAAGCGTCGGTCTGTTAAACCGAATGTCCCTGGTTCGAGCCCAGGTGGGGGAGCCTGCCCTATAAGCATTGTGGTGATGCAGCAGTTTTGTAAACTGCAGAGGATGGTTCAATTCCGTCATAGGGCTTGACAAGGTTACGATCTTGTCTTATACTTCTTTCGTCCGTGTGAAGGAAGTGTATTGGGGGACCTCTAATGCCCCCACACCTTGCGGAATTAATTCAGTGGTAGAATGTCAGCCTTCCAAGCTGAACGTCAGGGGTTCGAATCCCCTATTCCGCTTCGGGAATCCGAATTCCCGATTGTTGTAAAACTTTATAAATAACCAAGTGAAGAAGCCTCAACTACTCGCTGAATCACGAAGTTTTTAACAGAGACACGTCGAGTCTCTTTCCATCCGCAGGTATATTACTCTGCGAGAAAATAACGAGGTATTAACAAATGATCAAATCTGTATTCGCAGCAACTGCTGCTCTCTCCATGTCCGCTGGTGCTGCTTTTGCAGGTCCTTACGTGAATGTCGAAGCCAACTCTGGTTTCGTTGGCAGCGACTATCAAGGAACTGTAACCGATGCTCACGTAGGATATGAAGGTCCTCTGGGTGAATCTGCTGCTTGGTACATCCAAGGTGGTCCTGCTCTCGTCTCTCCTGACGGTGCTGAAACCGAAGTTGAGTTCTCTGGTAAGGGTGGTGCTTCTGTTGCACTGACCGATGCTCTGAGCCTCTATGGTGAAATTTCGTTCATCACTGGTGACAACGACACTGGTTACGGCACCAAGGCTGGTGTTAAGTACTCCTTCTGATAATCAGAATAAGTGCTATAATACGGGGGTCCACTGGACCCCTTTTTTTATGAAAATAATCAAACAGATTTTCTTATCTCCAATTACTCATATCAATTTAATGATATGTGGATCTTTATTTTTAATTGGAATTCTTCATAATCAGGCACATCATTCTATGGAAACTGATGCTGATGCTTATGTTTTTCAGTTTTGTAAGAAGAATAAAAAGTTGTGTAAGAGTTATGTTGGAGTTTATGATTAATGAAAAAGAAAACCAAAAAAGAAACTTTTACTAATCTTTATGATATCATACAGAATTTAGAGTATCGTATAGAGCAGTTAGAAAAAGAAAATATGCAAATGTCTTCTGAGATGCAGAAGATATATAAGTTGATTGGTCGGGAAAATTCAAATGAAGATTAATCTGTGGTATTCTAAAAGTATGGGTCAGTGGAGATGGACTCTTTATGAAGAAACATCGAAAGGTTCTCCCACTTCTTCCGAGTGTCATTCTGGTCAGCAACCTGATTTGAGAGATGCAATGAATGATGTTGCCAACACTGTGGAATACATATTAGATAAATAACTGAAAAACTGAAGAAGTTTAGAACAATACAATGGATAATATAAAGATTAGATGCCGCTCCTGTGGTAGGGAGTTGGAGGGGCATCATAATAAAACAGTTTCTTGTGGTTGTCCAAATATGGCAACGATACGTGGAGATAAAATTTCCGCACTTGACTTGTCGAATATTGTTATGCTAAACTCCTATCAATCCAAAAATAAAAAAGGAGTCTTGTCACAGCAAGATATTGAGTGGCAAGAACAAAGACGACAACGCAAAGTTCGTAAATTGGACTTTGAGGTTCGATAAACAAGGAGAGTCAATCCGATAGGTGACGGAACCGCTCTTGAAAAGCGTCGAGGTGTTAAAGCCCTTGAGAGTTCGATTCTCTCACTCTCCGTTTAAAAAACTTTATAATTTCTTCAACACTTTGTGTAATTCAACACAAAGTTGACACTTTTAAAATACTGACTAGTATAGCTAGTAAGTATTTCAAATAAAATCTTATGGACGAGCACACCTATAACAACTGGGTGAAAGTCAAAAAGACCTTCGAAGAATCTGGAAATACAAACAATATGTTTTATACACGAGCTTGTGCAATTGTCAGGGGAGGAAGTGATCCCCTATCAAAAATTCTTGGAGATGAATTGGAGAAGCAGAATGATGAGTCCGTATGATGATGATTATGTAAGTCGTAGTGAAGTGCAGGAGATGATTGATGATGCCATACGAAAACATAATCGTAATGCTGGAATTATCAGTATGTGTGTTGGTTGGGTTGTTCTTGCACTTTTTGCTGAAGGTCTACTTCGACTTATCGGAGTAATTGACCCATTATTTCCTTGGTTAAAAATTACACTTTAGAGGTAGATGACCGAAGAAGATTACCAAAAGTTACAGGAAAAAGTGCAGGAATTAAAAATGAAGTATTTGTTTGAGGAGCCTTGTCCATTATATGAGGATGAGGAAGATGGAATGGAGTGAATTTTTCAATTTTGTATCCAGTGTTCTTTATCTTTATATTGCATGGATGAGTGGAATTTTTCTTGGTTATATAATATCAGAAAGAAATAGAGGAGACTAATGAAAGTAGGACTTATCGGATTAGGTCGGATGGGAGAAGGAATGTCCCGTCGAATGATAAAAGCAGGTATCGAAGTTCATGGGTATCGTAAAAATCATAAGAAGGCTGAAGAACAATATGAGAAGGGTTATATCAGTGGATATACCACTTCTATCGAAAGCCTTGTTCAAGTAATAAGATCTACACCAAGTGATAAAAGAGCACCTGGTATTTTTATGATGGTTGTACCGGCAGAAACAGTAGGAGATACGATTAATGAGTTATTACAATTTTGTGTGGAGGGTGATATTATTATTGATCATGGCAATTCCAATTTTAAGGATTCTCGCAGGAGGGCAGAAAGGCTTGCTAAGTTGGGCATCCAATATATTGACTGTGGTACTTCTGGTGGTGTTTACGGTTTGGAGCGTGGATACTGTCTTATGGTTGGTGGTGCAAATACTGCAGTATCCGTCTGCTCTCCTATCTTCAGAGCCCTTGCCCCAGGCATTGGATCTGCCCGTCGCACTAATCCATTGAGTTATGAAACTTCTGCAGAGCACGGTTGGTTGCATTGTGGTCCACCAGGTGCCGGACACTTTGTGAAGATGGTACATAATGGTATTGAGTATGGTGTAATGCAGGCATATGCAGAGGGATTTAATATTTTAGAAAATGCAAATATGGGTGCCAAGTATGTCAAAGCAGGAGATGCCGAAGTTGCACCAATGGAAAACCCTGCTGATTATTGCTACGACATTGACGTTTCTGAGGTTGCTGAGTTA